TTGCCCAGCCAAGTCCTGCGGGGATCTGGTATCCATCTTGTTCGCCCTGATCGATGACCATGGTGATTTGACGCGACGCCGTCGGTAGCTCGCCGGTCTTTGCCAAGCGGAATCCACGGAGCGTTCCCTGTGCATATGTACCGCTCGCTAAGGCTGTCGTTGCATCGATCTGCCAACTGCTAGAAAAGGCTGGCGTGAGCGATACGACTGGGAAGGTAATGGCAAACGCGGCACGATCCATCGATGGTGTGAGATCAAAGACGCCCTTGGAGCTTCTCATCGTCTTAGTTCCTAGGGAATCATACGTGGCACTCCAAGCCCCGGGAGAGCTGATGGTTGTGGTGATCATTCCTTGAGGGCTACCATTCACATCCTCCAGCAAGACCTGCCAAGTTCCGATAAGGCCTGAGGGGAAGGCCAATACTGTGAACTGAAGCGGAATGGTTCGTATTACCGTTTTGCCATTTAGCACCTGGATCGACAATTTCACCAAGCCAGCCTTGCCGGTTAGCTTGCCTTCCAGCACTCCCGTGACGGCATTGAAGGATAGCCCCGTGGGCAAAGCTCCCACCAACTTCAGCGTTCCCTGCGGCACGAGCTCGCGCAGCTCGAAGCGCAGACGATCACCGATGCGCGGTGCAAAGGCGGCCACGCTTCCCTTGTAGATTAGTTCATAGGTATCGCTAAGCCCATCGGCATCCGTATCGGTGAGCAAAGGATCGGTCTTGAGTTCTGTCACCTCACGCAGATTGGAGATGCCGTCGTTGTCGGTGTCTTCGAGAGCATCGGAAATAGAGTCTCCATCCGTATCGGCAAGAAGCGGATGGGTCTTGGTGCGGATTTCTTCCTCTAAATCACTCAAGCCATCACCGTCGGTGTCCTTGGCTAGCGGGTTGGTGCTGCGAGTTCTTTCTTCTCCGTCAGTAAGTCCATCGCCGTCACTGTCAGCTACAAGAGGATTGGTGGCATCGACTATTTCCTGCCCGTCATTCACTCCATCCGAGTCGCTATCGGCAACATTGGGGTTGGTGAGACGCACGATGATTTCTTGGTAATTGGTGAGTCCATCAGTGTCAGGATCACGGTGGTCTTCGACAAACGTAGCGCCCAAGGTTTTGTTGGCGTCCATCAAGACTGTTGTTGGGTTGGCAGAACCTGATGCATCGCCAGTCCATGCTCCAAAGAGGTAACCAGGCTGAGGTGTTGCTGTTAGATTCAAAGATAAGCCACTCAAGTAGGAGCCATTACCAGCGACAGCGCCATTGGTCAGAGGAGTAATGGAAAGAGTGAAATTTCGAACATCAACGACACTGTCTTGAGACGAAACAGCGGCAAAAGATACGCCAGCTGTAGTCATAGTGCGGGCAACGCGGAACCCAAAGCTGTTGTTCTGGTTCGCCGGGGCATAGTTAATGCGGTTCGAGGCACGGCAGCTGATAGCGAAGAGGTCCCAACTACCGCCTCGGAGCACGCGGTTCGCTCCCGAGGCTGGTCCGCGAGGATCTGAAGCATTATTTATATACGACGATGCTCCGTAACAATCCCAACACCACTCAAACACATTTCCTGCCATGTCATGCAAGCTATATCCATTCGCCGCAAAGCTGCCGACGGGAGAGGTGTATGGCATTGACCCCGTTGAGTATGTTGGATGATAACCCGTAGTGCCCGTTTTGTAGCTTTCAGAACCATTGTTGTAAAAATTTGCATTCGTATGACTGATCGTATCTTCACCCCACGGAAATCTTTTTCCACTCACTCCTCCACGCGCGGCCTTTTCCCACTCTGCCTCAGTCGGCAGACGGTAGCCATTCGCCGTCCAATCCATTTCAGGTGCAGTCGTGCCTGTTTTCATGACCGAGCTGCTTACCGTGTAACATGGGGTGAGTCCTTCTTTTTGACTCTTAGCATTGCACCACTTGATCACATCCCACCAACTTACGGTTTGCACTGGATGATTGCTTGCTTTTCCAGCACCTGCACCCAAGTCTGTGTAACCATTGCTGATTGCCCACGTCCTAACCACATCCCACTCTGCTTTTGTCACCTCGTTTTTGCCCATGTAAAATTGGCTCACGGTGACATTAACCGGCGGTGCATTGCTATCTGTATCTCCACTGGTGTTTCCCATGGTGAAAACTCCGCCCGGAATTAGCGAAAAACTAGGAATCTGTGCATCATACGCGACCAATCTGAATCGCATTTGATTGCTAAAATTGCCATCCCACTCATCACCAGCATTCCAAGCGATTGTCTTGCCTGATCCAACTGTGACACCGTTGCCGATCGCACCGGTTATCGAAGTGGCGGGCACATTGTAGGTTAAGCCGCCATCTTGTGAAACCTCCAAAGTAACATTAACCGTTGGCGTGACTGACGCGAGATCATAGCTGATATCCACCTGCTTCGTACCTTGCCGCTGAGTCCCGATCAAATTTGTAACCACGGGTTCCGCAGTTTTAGGACTCCGGCTTTGAGCTACTTCCGCGCCGTCGTTGATTCCATCGCCATCGGTGTCGGCTAGATCTGGATTTGACCCATGAACAATCAACTCCTGGTAATTGCTGAGACCATCGCTGTCAGGATCGCGGGTGTCTTGGACAAACGTCGCACCCACCGTTTTGTCGGCATCCATCAAGACTGTTGTTGGGTTGGCAGAACCTGATGCATCGCCGGTCCATGCTCCAAAGAGGTAACCAGGCTGAGGTGTTGCTGTTAGATTCAAAGATAAACCACTCAAGTAGGAACCATCACCAGCGACAGCGCCATTGGTCAGAAGAGTAATGGAAAGAGTAAAATTTCGTACATCAACGACACTGTCTTGATACGAAACAGCAAAACTGTTTCCTCCCGTTGTTGCAATAGAACGAGCCACACGAAAGCCGAAGCTGAAGTTCGTGCCTGACGCGGTGCCGTTGCCGCGGAGAGCGGCGCGGCAGCCGCGCTCGACGTCGTACCAGCTGCCGCCCCGGTACACCCGGACCGTGCCCGATGCAGCACCCCGTGGGTCCGTCGCTGAATTTACATAGGACGTTGCTCCATACCAATCCCAACACCATTCCCAAACATTTCCCGCCATGTCATGCAAGCTATATCCATTTCCCGCAAAACTTCCGACAGGTGATGTGTAGGGCATAGAACCAACCCCGTAGGTGGGATGATAGCCTGTCGTACCTGTTTTGTAGGTTTCCGTTCCACTATTGTTGAAATTCGCTTCATTATGGCTGATCGTATCTTCACCCCACGGAAATCTTTTTCCACTCACTCCTCCACGTGCGGCTTTTTCCCACTCTGCCTCTGTCGGCAGACGATAGCCATTCGCTGTCCAATTCACTGTAGGTGCTGTCGAGCCAGTCTTCATCACTGATCCGCTTACCGTGTAGCAGGGTGTCAAACCTTCTTTTTGGCTTCGAGCATTGCACCATTTGATGGCATCCCACCAACTCACCGTTTGCACTGGGTGATTGCTCGCTTTGCCAGCACCCGCCGCTAGATCCGTATAACCGTTGTTCACGGCCCACGCCCTCACCTCATCCCACTCCGCTTTTGTCACTTCATACTTGCCCATGTAAAATTGACTCACAGTCACATTCACAGGCAGAGCATTGGTATCGGTATCGCCACTCGTGCGTCCCATCGTAAAGGCCCCAGCAGGTATCATTGAAAAACCGGGAACCTGCAAATCATCAGCTATCAATCGGAATCGCATTTGGTTGCTGAAATTACCGTCCCAATCAACTCCTGCGTTCCAGTCAATTGTCTTGCCTGATCCGACTGTGACAGCATTGCCAATAGCTCCCGTAGTCGAGGCAACAGGAACATTATAAGTGAGACCGCCATCGCTGGAAATTTCCAGCGTGACCTTCACCGTTGGTGTAACGGACGCAAGATCATAGCTGATATCCACAATTTTCGTTCCCGAGCGCTGCGTTGCAGTGATATTCGTGATAACTGGTTCCGCCGTTTTAGGGCTGCGACCTTGCGCCACTTCCGCACCATCGTTGATGCCATCTCCATCGGTGTCGGCAACATCTGGATTTGAGCTGTAAGTCACCGATTCCTGATAGTTACTCAGGCCGTCATTGTCAGGATCTCTGGTATCTTCGACAAAAGTAGCACCAACCGTTTTGTCGGAGTCCATCAAGATTGTGGTGGGATTGTCAGAACCAGATGCACCGCCAGTCCATGCGCCAAACAGGTAACCTGTCTGAGGCGTTGCCGTTAGATTCGAAGATATACCACTTAAGTAGCTGCCTGCACCAGAGACAGCGCCATTGGTCAGAGGTGTGATGGTAAGAGTAAAATCGCGAATATCAACGAGAATGTCTTGAGACGAAATAGCATTACTGCTTCCTCCTACTATCTTCATAATACGAGCCACACGAAAGCCGCTGTAATTGATCGTGTAGGAAGGGACGCGCTCGAGGCGGGCCGCTGCGCGGAAACGGGCCTCATTGTCATTCCATCCGCCTCCCCTCATCACCCGATCTGTGCCGGAAGGCGCACCACGCGCATCCGTCGAATTGTTCACATACGCCAATGCACCATACCAATCCCAACACCACTCCCGGACATTTCCAGCCATGTCATGCAAGCCGTAGCCATTTGCTTCAAAGCTCCCGACTGGAGAGGTGTAAGGATGTGAACCAGTCGCATAGGTTGGATGATGGCCGGTTGTGCCTGTTTGGTAGGATTCAAGACCGCTATTATTGAAATTCGCTTCACTGTGGCTGATCGTATCAGTTCCCCAAGGAAAACGTTTCCCGTTCACTCCTCCTCGGGCGGCTTTTTCCCACTCGGCTTCGGTAGGAAGACGATAACCGTTCGCTGCCCAGTTGACAGCAGGTGGAGTCGTGCCTGTTTTCATCACGGCTCCGCTTACCGTGTAGCATGGCGTCAAACCTTCTTTTTGGCTACGAGCATTGCACCATTTGATCACATCCAACCAACTCACTGTTTGCACGGGATGATTACTCGCTTTGCCCGCACCCGTCGCTAGATCCGTATAACCATTATTAACAGCCCACCACCTAACCTCATCCCACTCGGCTTTTGTCACCTCGTATTTGCCCATGTAAAATTGACTGACCGTTACCGTCACAGGCGGGGCATTGCTATCCGTATCTCCACTCGTGCGGCCCATGGTAAAAGGACCGGCAGGGATGTAAACAAGTGACCCGCGTAAATCATCGGCTACCACCTTAAAGCGAAGTTGGCTGGAAGGACGCCCATTCCAATCGACACCGGCATTCCAGGTGATCAACTTGCCCGTGCCCGTCGTAATTCCAGAACCAAGCGCTCCACTCGTCGTCACAGCTGGCACGGTGAAGGTCTGTCCTCCATCGTTCGAGATTTCTAGTCCAACAACCACCGTCGGGGTATCTGCCGTGACATCATACGTAATATCCACCAGCTTCGTGCCCTCACGCTGCTCAGCAGAAATATTCGAAACCACCGGATCAGCAGCATAGAGCAAACTGGTCATAGCGCACAAGATGGCGCAGACATGCACGGTGCGGAAAGCATGGAAATATGGGGCAAAAACATTCACCGTCAAAGCGTGACTGAAGCAGTAGCGCAGTCAAGGAGAAAGTCGCATAGTTTGGGACTCTCAACGCGCTTTTCATACACACATCTTGACTTTCTTCACGTTCCTTTTGCGCCTAACCGACAAACTAAGCTATTGCAGCACAAAGCATACACATACTCCAGCAGAGAGTGGATCCGTAAGATATGGGAAGCACCTAGCAACCCAGACTATCCCTTTAGCGAAACAAAACACAAATGCCAAACGCTCGACGAGGTGGTCAGGCGTTTGGCATTTTATCTCCGGATTTTTCCGATCAAATCGCTTACGGTTTGACGATGCGCTTGAGGGCGTCGTTCTTGGCAGGAGCGAATCCGTAGAGACACTCCAACGTCACGAAGATCTTGTTCGCGCGGGTGTCGGTGAAGCGCAGGTAGCCGAAGGTCATGCCGGTGGCTGGATCGGTGACGGCACCGGACTCTTGGTAGTCGGCCACGGGTTGCAGGTAGCGCATGGCCACGGCAACGGCGCTGGAATGGGCTGCGAAGCCGACGAGTTTTTCCGCATGATCCGAGGGAATCAGAGTCGTCTCGTGGAGGTTGAATCCAGCGATGCGTTTGACCATGCCTTCCGTAACGGCGGGAGCGTTCAGGTTGAGATTGAAGCTCTTCGCCACGATGTCATCCGCCAGCATACTGGTGTAGTAACCGGAATCAAGCACGAGCGAACGTGGGTTGGGTGGAATCTTTGCATTGCCACAGGCCTCGCGCAGACTGAGCACCTTCTTGTAGTCGAAGGCCGTGGCGGCGAGTGCCGTGATACCTGGTGCGCCGAAGTTGGCTGTGGTGATGCAGCTGAAAATGTCCACGAGCACGTCTTGGGCCAGTTGCTGGGCGGCTGCCTCCACCAGAGTTTCGAGCACACCCATCGCGGTCTCGGCAGATTCTTTGGCAGTCACGTGAACGGTTTTGTATTTGTGGCGGTTCAAGGTCACAGGCACCACGGTGACAGTCGAATCCGCATTGGCAGAATAATCACCGGCGAAGTCACTTGATGTCGATGGCGCACCGACGAGGGGCACGCGCACGGTATCGAGCTTGTCCGCAGGCAAGGGACTGAAGTCGGTGGAAAATGCGGTCACCGGCAGGAGGTTGGCAGTGAAAGGCATGAGCGCCCGCTGGGCGACCTTGATGTCTTTGACGTTGGTTAGGGTATTGGGCATGGCGTGCGATTAGGCTTGGTGTTTGAGAATGAGGGATTGTTGTTGAGGGGTGAGATCGCGCCAGAATGCGGTCTGCTCCGTCGGGTCCTTGATGGCGGTGAATTGAGCGTGAAGGTCGGCGGATTGGGTGGATTCTCCGGCGGGAGTCACTTGCGCTGGTTTCGTCGTGCCAGTGGAAGCGACCACTCGTGCCACCTCGATTTGCAAACGCTTGTCGAAGTCAGTCTGGGATGCCTGAAGGTCTGTGACCTGTTTGCGCAGCGTGGTGACCTCGGCACTGGCGGTATCGCGCTCGGCCTTGAGGGTTTCGATTTCGGCAGTCAGCAATTCCACTTCGCCCGTCAGGCGTTCGGCATGCGCTGCTGCTTCGGTGAGAAGTTCGGTTTGAGCTTGGTGATCCCGCTGGATGGTTTCCACCTGGGTGCGGGCTTGGGCGAGTTGGTCTTCGAGTGTGTCGGTCATCGCACGGGAACTCGTGTCAACTGCTGCGTGATAGACGCGGAGCCTCCGCATGGCTTCGTTGCGATCTGGTACCATGCCCGCAAGGTTGTGACGCTGTGCTTGGCGACCGCTGAAGGTTTGTCCTTCCATCGCTTCCGCTGGGATGGCGCGACCACGAGCGAGAACGGCGGTATAGAATTCACTGGCGATCTCGGCGAGGTTGGAAGAAATGAGTTCTCGTTGGTCTTCGGTGAGTGGTGTTCCCGGTGCTCCCATCGCCTTGTATTTGCCGACGGAAAAAACTTCCACCTTGATGCCTGCGCGATCGAGTGCGGCGCTGTTATCGACGACGGCTTGCACCACGCCGATGGATCCGACCTGCGCGGATGGGGTGGCATAGATAGCGCGTGCCTGGCTGGCAACCCAGTAAGCCGCCGAGCACATGAGCCCCGAGGAAAAAGCATAGACTGGTTTCTTTTTGTCGAGTGCGGCAACGGCATTCGCGAGCTCGGGTGTTCCAGCTACTGTGCCACCGGGCGAGTCGATGTTGAGGAGCACGGCTTTGATGTCATCACGTCCCGCAATTTCTTGAAGAGCCTCGGCGATTTCCTCGGAGCTGGTCGCTCCATAAAACATCTTGGCGAAGAGATCTGCTTTGCGAAGGATCGGGCCTTCGATGGCAACGACTCCAATTCCATCCTCCACCGATAGGAGTGAATTTTGTTGGCTTTGATGGGAGAAAATTCCTGCACGTTCTGCCTGCGCCTGATACGAGGCAGAGATGGCGTGCAGGGCATCAGGTTGAATCAGCCATTCGCGATGTTGGATTACCGGGTTCACGCCCGGGTGGTGGTGTCAACTGCAAAAAAAAAGATTAATTTCAATAAAAGGTTTACCCATCAAAAATCCAGCAAAGACGCTTACTTTCGATTAAGTCCTGCATGAAACTTTTTAAGATTCCGCTAGTATTCGTTACGAAAAACTAAGTTTTGAAACTTAATTCCACCCCGCACCTAATATTTTTTCATTGTAGCTATTTTTAGAATTCCATCCTGCAGGTCCAAATGTATCAATTTGACTTTGAGTGTATTTTACTGTTTCTCCGTCCATGTAATCAATTTTAATCTCAGTTATTACAAAATCTCTAGTAGCATAATTGTAAATCATTGGATCAAATCTTGCATTGGCAATTGTATTATAATGAATCGGGCCGGTCAATACTCCAATAATGGATGATTTCTTTCTTATTGAACAAAAAGAAAGATCTCCAACCGCATTATAAAAACTGTAATTAAGCTCTATGTATTTAATTGTTTTTGCTGATGTGTTGTAAAAATCAACCGCTGGAGATATTCCACCCACTGAATTTACACGGCAATTTTTGTAAGTAAACCTGATAGGCTTTCCTTGATTTTTGTACGCGGCGTTGAGTGACTCTTGTGTTAACTTAATGTTGTTGGACCTGACTTGTTGGTTTAGTGTGGGAGGTGCGCATGACATCGTGATAATCGCCAAGGTTACAAAGATAGAATTTACTAGATTTTTTCTAAACATACTGGGATTACGTATAATCGCTAGAATACAATGTCAAGTTTTTACATCTTAAGAGTCATGCCTTCCACAGCATCTCTGGCGGCACACCATACTTGGCGGCAGTTTCTAGGATGAGTTTGGCATCCGCGCCACGTCGCTCGATTTCTTCGCGGAAGTCGGCTCCGAGTTCGGCGTAGTGATCGGTTATGGTCTTGAGGCCCGCTTCCACGTCGGCACGGTTTTGCTGTGCTTCACGACCGGCATCAACGGTGACCCGCTTGGGCGGAACGGTGCTGATTTTCCACCAACCCGGCATAGGAGGCAGTAGCCCGCGTGCAATCGCGTCACCAATCACATAAGCCCAGATCGGACGAATGAGACGCCTTTCGAGAATCATCTGGCGGAATGAAAATCGACGATCTGCTTTGGCTACAATCAAACGCACACCCGCGCCGCCAACTTTGCTAGAATCCGCTGCGAACTCGAATGGGATCATGCCAAGTGCTGAATCACGACGCAGGTGTTCGAGGAAGCCGGTGAAGGTGGGACTGGGTCGGTTCGACTGGAAGCTATCGAGTGATTCGTCAGGCTTGAGGGCGACCAACTTTCCTCCCACGATGCGTTGCAAGCTGATCGGGTCGCTAGAGTCATTCGCAGTGTGCGCACTACCCACCACGAAGTCGCCATTGTCGTCGATCTCACCTCGCGCTGTTTTGAGGATGCGGGACACATCGGCATTGTCTTTAACCGCATGCTTTTCTAACGCGAGGAGTTCCATCTCATCGAGCAGATGATTGATCGAGTGCTGGATCGTGGGATGATTGCGCACACCACCGGCCCACTCAGGTTCGTGGACGTGAAGGATGGCCGATGCCGGGAGATCATACGCCGAGTTGTCATCTTGCAGCACGCGGTAGAACACGGGTGCGCCATAGGCATCGAGGCCAACACCATCGACGGTTTCTTTTGATCCCCACTCATCACCAATGCGGTGGCTCTCGATCAACTGAATGCGTGGCTCGCCATCAAGATCGCGGGTTTTGTGAATGAAGTATTCGCCATCGATGTCCATTCCGCGACATACGAGTGCCTGGCATTCTTCGAAAGAAAACCGCTGCGTGATGTCGCAGCGCGCGGACCAATAGGAAAAGTATTCTTCAGCACTGCGGTTCCACCATGCGTCGGAAGATTGGGCCTGAACGCGGATACCGTCACCAGTCGAGTAGATCGCCATGTTGGCCACCAGTTCGCGCACGAAGCCAGAGTTCTTATGAAGGTAGCGCGACTTGCGCACCAGTTCTGTGCGGATGCCTGGCGTGAGTTCCTTGCGTGCATCTGATGGAGAAGCTCCTGGCACCGCACCACGACGAGGCGACCAGTTCGCAGACTCAAACGACGATCCCCATGCTTTGGGCAAAAGCACGGGTGGGAGCAAGAGTCGGGCGATGGATTGGAAGCGATTCATTTCGCAAGGTGTCCGTGAATGAAAGAAGCCGATACCGTTCGTGGTCTGCCATAGGTTTGCGGATCGAGCACCTTGAGTGCGTATGCACATTCCTCAAGAACTTGATCGACGGGCATCGTGAACTGCTTCGAGACCGAAGTCTCAGCGTCGTTCCAGTTCATGATGGTCTTGCCTTCCATGAGCAGTGACTTTGCCCGCTGTTGAATGGCGAGAACCTCGGCAACAGTGAATCCGGTGATGAAGAGTCCGCGAGCCATGGTCATTTTCCTTTCCAGGTGGAGTTGCGACCGCGTGTGTCGATGTGAACGAATCCCGACGTCGGATACAAACCGAGACCACCCACGAACTTGCCTGCCTTGCGCCATGCGATGAGTCGTTCATACACGCGTTGAGTGCTCAAGCCATCGAAGGTGATGTCGATTGCGCTAAATTCTTTGTGCTGACTGAATTGTGCTCCACCGACAGCCTTGTTGTAGGCCGGTGAGCGATAGGAGCTGAGGATGCGGCATGGTCTTCCGTAAGACTCGCGCAGTTCATCAACAACGCGCAGGACAGGCACGATGTTTTTCCAGAGTGGTTGAGGAGGTGTGCTGTTCTTCACTCCCTTTCGCTGCGTCGCGAAATACGATTCGAATTCATCTGCGTTGAAGTGACGAAATTGTTGTGCTGCAAACCAGTCGGAAAATGGGCTCATGATTCTTCATCGGGGATGTCAACTGTTGTTGTGGCTTCTCGTCCTACAATCTTGAGCATGGTGGCTGCGGCGACCTGCATGTTTTCCGCGTCCCAATAATGATTGCCGCGGCTTCCGATTCGCTCCCACATCCACTTGCCGTTCTTCTTGATACGGTGCTCGCTTTCCATCTGCGCGAGATAGTCCTCATCGATGTCATCAGGAACTTCCCAGACTGGTCCGTCATCAGGGTTTTGATTTCGACGAAGGCGCGCGAGGTTATCCTTGATGTTTAGGTTCGACCAATAGAACACCGAACATGTTTGCCCGCGACCTAAGACAACTTTGCGACGTGGGGAGTAGAACCTCTCGATTGATTTGCGACCCTTGACCTTGTGGGTGAATGTCGCTCGCTTGTCGCCCATGAGGGCAGTCCATCCGTGCGCGGCACATTCGCGGTAGACGTCATAGGTGGCGTAACCCGCATCGACGAATACAAGATTCGGGTGAATGCCAAATCGTTCCTGCACGACTTGCACATCAGTGTATGTCAGCACGCGCTCGTTCCAGATCAATCGACTGGATCCGTCCTCGGCCCATGCACGGACGACCAGGAACAAGTGGTCCATCTGGCAATCGACCGTGAGTATGCGAAGCGGACAGGCACATGGCTCACCGGCAGGAACCAATCGTCCTTGCGCATCGACTCCTGCCTCACCGTCCCACGTTTCGCCTTTGAGATAACCGCCTGGGACGATGTCGAGTTTGTAGTCTTCTAGGTATTCACGCCACGCCAGAGCCAGACGTTTTTGGTAGAACTGTTGAATGAGACTCACGTCGCCTTTGCGGGCTGCGGCTTTGGCTCGGAGATACAACTCGGCCAATCGCCCCCAACTCATCGCACACAGGGCATTCCAGTGGAATCCGGCGTTTTCTTTTGGCGCATTGGGATTGGTGACGACGTATCGGCCCGACAAATTCAATTCGCGGCGGGTGCGGTCGCTGTCATCGAAGTAATGATTGCATGCAGCGCAACGCATGGAGCTGGTGTCGCGCACCTTCTGGAAATCCCACTCGCCTGATTCATCGCGGGCGTCTTTGCTCCACTCGACTTGCTCCCACTTGAATGGCTGGCGTTGATGGCAATGAGGACACGCAAATGTCCAAACTCGCATGTCGGTTGTTTCATGCTTGCGGTGAGTGTCGTCGTCTTCCTCACCACCCTGTGACATGAACAGGCATTTGCCCAACCAGCCGAATGCGGTGACACGGGCCTCTGCTTCCGCCATGTGGCCCGTCGGCCAAGACCATGTCTCGTCCCCAATGAGCCAACGAATGGAACGGCGCTGTAGGTTGGTCTTGTTGTGTGCGCCGAGCACCCATAGCGTCATGCCATTGTTGAAGTGAACGGTAGCCAGACGCTTTTTATGGCGATTGGCAGGGTAAAGAGAGCGAACAGGTGGGCACTCGTCGAAGAGTTTCTGGAGTCGGCTTTCGCTTTGGTCTTTGGCGTCATCGTCAGTTTCGTTCAGCCATAGTGTTGGCCCCGGATGGTTCGCGATGATGTGCGCTAACCCAAACTCGCCGACGCTTGTCTTGCCGCTCTGAATCGACGCAATGATGCTCACGATGCGGATCTTCGGATCGACCAAGGCCTCCATGGGCTCGCGCATCCATGGTGAGTTTGCTGAACGGAATCGCCCGGGGATGGGGGAGTAGGGGATCGAGGTGATATGTTCCTCGCACCATGCCCACGGTGGACGACGATCAGGAGGACGCCATGCTTCACACCAGATGCGCTCTAATCTCTTTCGTGCCGACTCGATCTTGTTCATTCGCCCTGATGGAGAATCGTCAACACCTCGTCGATGGCGCGGCGGGCTTCTTCTTGGATTCCTGTGGCATCGAGACCGGAAAGAATCGGAGGGAGTTCCTGTTCAAACTTCTTGCGTAGCATCGACGTTGCCTGCGCTACGAGCTCGGTCCATGCTTGTCGCACTTCTTCCACCGCCACGAAGTCACCGCGTTTGATGCCGAGTCGTAGTTCCCGTTCTTCTACTTCCGCGAGAAGTTTGCGCGCCTTGAGTGATGATTCGATGTCACCCGGTTCGGTGGTTTCACTTCCTTTCAAATCATGACGACGCATGAACTCCCGCCATTCCGCCACATCGTGCAATCCATTCGCAGCGGGCTTTGGTGCGTCCTTGCGTTTCTTCCAATTGTTGATCGACTGACGTGTGACTCCGAGGATCGCGGCTAGTTCGACGTAGGATGCTGCCGTTGCGGGAGCGGCTCCACTTCCCGTCGCCAATGTTTGGAGCATGGCGCGTTCAGCACGAGTCAACTTTCCTCCCTTCTGCACGCGACCGATCAGATTGGCGAAGTCACGCGAGAGCAGTTTTTTGGCGATGTCTGGTGATACTGCTTCCATCCGCAGAGGGAGGATGCGTCAACTGAGAAATCAATACACAACGCCCCGATATCTTTCGGCGCAGCTCTGGCAAATTTCTTTATCATGCATCCAACCAATCGGTTTGAGCTCACGGCATTTTTCGCAACGTCTGAAAAACTTCTCGCAGCTCATGGCTTGTTCTATGATTGCATTGATCTCCAGAGCATCTGCACTTTTAAGAATCGGCCCAAAATCCACCCATTTGCTGATGGGTGTGTGTGAGCCCTCCCAAGAAATTTTCATCACCTGCACGGTTTTGCAGTCCGGTGATACACGAGTAAATTCCTGTCTGATTTCTTTGTCGGTCATGTGGTTTATTGCTTCATCCTATCCTCATAATTTCGGAAGTCTAGCGTGCTCATCGTAATGATTGATCCACCCGAAGTTGACGCACAGCACCGCACATGAGCATTCCTGTGCACTGCGCCCATACCAACCTCGTTAATCCGAACTCACTCAAACCTAATCCCAGTAATCCGAACCGCCATAGCGCGCATCAGATTCAATTGCTTGCCTCCATCATCCAAGAGCAAGGCTGGCGCAATCCCGTTACCGTGTCGAAACGCTCAGGTCTCATCGTGCGCGGTCATGGACGCCTAGAAGCGGCGCTACTCATCGGCTGCGAGTTAATCCCGATTGATGAACAGGACTATGCCAGTGAAGCCGAGGAACTTGCCGACTTGTTGGCTGACAACCGACTCTCGGAACTCGCTGAACTTGACGAAGACGATTTGCGCCGTGTGCTGCAATCCATCGCCGATGCTGACCCTGATTTCGACATCGAACTGACCGGCTTCATGGAGGATGAGATTCGCAAACTCATGGACGAAGCAGGATCTCCCGAAGAAGAACTCGAAACCATTCCACGCATGGAATGCCAGGCCTTTGAAACCCATGACTACCTCGTGTTCATGTTTCACGACCTGCGCGACTGGATGCAAGTCCTGCAACTCATGGGGGTGCAGGAAGTTGACTATTCGATCACACGCAGAACCAAAAAAATCGGCATAGGCCGTGTACTCCATGGAAAACGACTCATTGAACTCTGCCGCCGCGCCATCATGGCCGGAACTTCGCCCGCTCTCCCTACGACTAGTGATCCTGTCACGGAGTCGCAGCCGCTCGATCACCAGCCACAAGCTCTTCCCGACGGCGACGCTACTCGTTCCCGTAAGCGAGGCTGATCACTACCGTCACACGGGACTCGCGATCGAAACCATCCCTGATGAAATCGCGGGGATTAGTGCCGTGCGCAACTGGGTGCTGAAACATTTTACAGAAGATTCCATCGTCATGCTCGACGATGATATTTCCGCGTGCGTGTGCATGGTCTCTCTGCGCTGTCGAAAACTCTCGATTGCCGAAACGCTCGCCATGCTGGAAAACTCCGCTTGGTGTGCTCGTGGGGCAGGTGCACGATTGTTTGGTTGGCACCAAAGAAGTGATCCGCGGCTTTTGCAACGCAATGATCCCTTTGGTGTGAACCACTGGGTTGGTGGTGCGGTCGGCGTGGTGCGCGATGAACATGGTGGTGTGCCCAAGTGGGACGAACTTCTCAAATGCAAGTGCGACATCGATGCCACACTCCAGGAACTCATGGACAATCGACTGGTGTGGAACGAAGCGCGGTTTTGTTTTGTCCAAGAACGCGACAAGAACCTCGGCGGCAATAGCTTGTTTCGCAGTGAGGAACGCATTGCCACGGAGAAGCGCTATCTCAAGCGCAAATGGAAAGCCCACATCCGCCTTGAAACCTACAAGAGTCAGGATCGTGTGGCGATGGATGCACCACGTCGTCAATCCGTGAAGCTCTGAAAAAATGGTGATCAAAACTGCTTTCACGTCGTGTGCCCAACTGACATTCTAACAGACGATGAGTTATCACTTACACACCAAGCGCGGATATTCCTTCCCAGGAGTGTCGAGCGCGATGCAGAAGGGGATCCGGCGCGGAGACGCAAAGCTGGCCGGGTATTGGGCACTTGAACTTTGGGCCAGTGGATTTGGTTCCTATGTCTGGCGGCGTTTGCTCACCGTGAGCGCGGAGGACTGCTGGGGGATTCTCACGGCGGAGGTCAAAGCACTGCACGACAGCTACATTGAGATCAACCGCAACACGCCTGCGAAATCTCCCAAGGGACGCATCTTTGTTTCCAAAGCGGTGATCCTGCTCTGCCTTGCCAAGAAAAGCCGCGATCCCGACCACCTGCAAAACTTCGTCTATGACCAGCAGGCGGGACTTGATGCACAGACGCTCATGGATGAACTCGCGGAATCTAGCGACTACGTTCCCATCCCCGACTACGCATACGATTGCCACACGCCACAAGGACGAGCGATGGGCAAAACCAAAGCCGAGTTTTTCAAAGCCGAGCAAGAAGCGCTTAACCCTTTCATCCCCGGTTTGTTCGACAACCTGATTGATTCCTGATTCACCAACAACCACTGAGATCACCATGGGCATAAACTTAATGCAACCACGCTTCCCGCTAGGGAAGATCTACGCCACGCCGGGAGCGATTGCTCTGGATGTGGATCTAATAAAATTCCTCCACCGCCATCATTGTGGCGACTGGGGAGACGAACTCTGCACCGATGACAAGCAGGCCAATGAAGATGCGCTCACCTATGGAGCACGCTTGCTGAGTCGCTACGCCACGGCTGGTGGTTCGATCTACATCATCACCGAACATGACCGGAGCGTGACGACGATTCTGCTGCCGAACGAATACTAAAGTTGCTCCTGTCCAATCCGCATGCCAACGGCGTGGAAAAACGTCAAATGGCAGTCTAACACATGCGGATGGTGCATGTGAGGGCTGACTATATCGCCATACCTTGTTAGGGTGGTGTGTGCTCTCACGCCTGATTACGCGGCATTCCAGAGGGTGCCGTTTTTTCTTCTCTCTTACGGTCCATGTCAGGCCTGTTCAATCCGTATGCCAACGGCATCTAACGGATGAAAATGGTGAAAAATATGGTGCGACTCGGCGTGCGGATGGTGCGCGACAAACGACGCGGTTGGCTGGCAGGAAGGATGATGTCGGAACGCGGGCACTCCTGCCCAACCCGGCCTCATATCCCAACTAGATCCACCAATGAAAGCACAAGATCCCAAAGCCGAAACCATCACCTTCGGCGTCGAACTCGAAACCACCATTCCCATCACCTCCGGCGTCGTTGTCGGTGCCTATCATGTCGGCACCACCGTGCGCTCGGGCGCGGATGCACAAACCAACATGCTGCTCACTGCGCCCACCTATCAGGGCCAGCACTGGAAAGCCGAACGCGATGGTTCCATCATGACCCGCCTTGACCGCTTGGCCTGTGAATTTGTCTCACCCATCTTGTCGGGCAGCGAGGGCATTGAGCATCTCATTGAATTTACCGAGTGGGCACGCGCCATCGGGGCGAACGTGAACGCCTCGTGCGGATGCCACATCACCGTCGGCGTCAAATCGATCATCGGCACGGACGACCCGCAAGCCATGAGCGAATTTGGTCGCAAGCTTGCTCACCTCGCACGGTGGCATTCCATGAGCCTCTATGGCCAAACGGGCACTGGACGCCACCTGAACCGCTATAGTCACATACTTGACAATGATGTTGGTGCTCTGGTTCGCCAGATGGAGCGCAACAGCAACCCAGCCAGGAAAGCCGACGCCGCCAATCGCTGTGGACGCGGCATGATCAATTTCAAAAAGCTCTTCTCCCATGGCGTGATCGAATTCCGCGTGTTTGCTGGCACACTCAATCGCCACAAGCTCATGCACCATCTTGCCACGGTGTTAGGTCTTTGCCGCCGCGCTGCGGAAATTGAATGCCTTGGTGGCTTCATCAAAAACAAATCGCAGGCGAAACGCACGGCCACTGCCAAAGATGCGCTGCGCTTCCTGTGGGACTACCTCGGATGGACGGGATCCAAGCGCCCTGTTGCCCTCGGGCTTATTGGCCCACTGCACACGGAATTCAAGCACTACCAGAAAATTGCTGACCGCATGTGCCGCCGCTTCGATGCCCGCTTCCCTTACGCCAACCTCTAATCAAAACGAAAACCATGTGTGTGATTCTTGTATGCCCTGAGAACGTGCGCCCTGATCGCGCGACCATCGATGCCTGCCACCAAGCAAACCCTCACGGTGCCGGTGTGGCATGGCGTGAAGACGGAGTGGTGCGCTGGCTCAAAGGTCTGGAGCCCGATGAAGTCGAACGCTGGGTCAATGAACTGCCAGGGGAAATCGTGATCCATTTCCGTTGGGCGAGCGTGGGGGAGGTGACGCCCAAGCTCTGCCATCCATTTCCCATCTCTTCCAAAGCTAACACTCGCCTGTCTGGTCACGCCCGCGCCGTGCTCTTCCACAATGGCACGTGGAGCCAGTGGCGCGAAACCATGCAGCGAATGCCACGACATCGCATGCCCGAGGGTCTGCTGTCCGATACACGCGTCGCGGCCTCGTTAGTCGATCTCTGCGGCATGGACACGCTCGACCGATTGCCTGGTCGTTGGGTGTTCTATGACCGCGACTTCACCGAGCTCTTTGGCGACTGGCGCAAGTGGCGCGGCATGAAGGTGAGCAACCTGCACTTCACCTCTGGCCTGATTCAGTCGAGCCCCCGCTGGCAGCAACCTTACTTCAACTTTTTGAGCGACTGCGACCACTCGGACTTCTGAGCCAGTCGCATGCGCTCACTCCAACGAAACCATGAACCAAAAATAATGAACCAATGAAACGCACCTACAAAATGATCGCCAGCCGTGGCGGAGAAATCGTCTTTGATGATCGTCTGCAAGCGGATAGCCCCCGAGATGCACGTCGGACTTTGAAGAAGCTCCTCGGCCTCCAAAGCCTGAGTGGCATCGTCTATTCGATCACCGAAATCCCTGTGGATTTGATCCGCGAGATTGTCGATGCAAGAATGGCCGAACTTGCTGGTGGAGCGCCACTTCAAGCACCAGTCCCCGCCGATGTGGAGGCATTGGTGATGGAGCGCCTGAAGCCCATCCTGCGACGACTGGCTGCACTGGAGCAATCACCGCAGCAAGCACAACAAACGACCCGCTTTGATCCGCTGGCCATATTGCCTGAGAGAACCAATGAACCTGATTGGAATCTCGTGAAACGCCATTACCGTCGCTACGGTGATCCGCAAAAGACCGCAGAGAAATACGGACTAGCTCTCCGAGAATTGAACGCACGCGCCAGAAGGGAGGGATGGTTGTCATGATCGAAGTCAAACCCTACCTCAAGGCAGATGGCTTCCGCACTCGATACTGGGCCGTGTATGTCGATGGCGAGTTACTTGCTGTGGTGCTCTACCGCAAAGGTGCCCGAGCGATTGCCGACATGCTCACGCTTAGCAATTGCAGAAAGGAGGTAGAAGGTGCCGCGTAAGCAAGCACAAGTTCCACCCACCTGCTTTGTTCCGTCTTGCCCTGCAGATTTCGTGGGGCAGGCTGGCAAGGTGGCGGAAGTGCTACTGCGCAAGGCTGAGCGTCTGCGGACCAATCCCGACCAGCCACTCAAGCTCCTGATTACTGGAGCGCCAGGCATTGGCAAGACCAGCCTCGTGAACATGATCGCCCGCACACTCACCAGTCACCCTGTGGCAATTGAGGACGTGAACGGCAAGGAGGTAGGTCTGGAACTCGCCCGTGAATGGACACGCTCACTCGCCTATGGATCGATCTTCGGATCGTGGTCGGTCAAAGTCGTCAATGAGTTAGACCGATGCTCGAAGGATGCGCAGGACATGCTCCTCACCTATCTCGACCGGATGAAGCCAGCCCACGCATTCCTCGGCACGACGAACCTCGACCTTGGTAGCCTGACCGAACGATTCCAAACCCGGTTTCAATCAGTCCGACTACAGCCTCCGGAAAACGAGGTTCTCGCGGCATTCCTCGCGAGGCGGTGGCGCGTCCCCATCACCATCACCCGTCAGATAGCCGAGGGCTCAAAAGGCAACGTCAGGGCGGCATTGGCGGATTTGGAGATGTGGAGTGGGTAGGGGGGCTTTGAGATTTCCAGTGCTGGATTGGTTTAGTTTTGCTCTTCCGTTCCCAAACTCACCCGCGTGACAGTTCTGCGCATTCGCTACAAGCTGACCATCCACGCTCGCCGCGAGCGAATGCTCCTTGCTGAGGATGCAGCTCTCGTCGCATTTCACGGAAACGAAATCGTTGCTATCGAAGATGAAGCGCGTGCGCT